CAAAATTTTTTGTCTAAATATCTGACCTCACTATTTTTTCCAAGTGGTTGCATCACCCAGTTAATTGTGGCTTTCCTGAGTTTATCCAGGGAAGGAGACGGTCTGAGTCCCAGTTCCGCACACACAAGAGAGTTGGCTGCAACATGAATTTGCTCATCTCTGGAGATGTCAGCGGAAACGGTACGCATTCCAGCGTCACCATTCCACCGAAAAAAGGGGAGAAGTACGAAGAAAATCGCACGTTCGGCAACCATTGCTTTGAGCACAGTGTGATCTGGATGCGAAACCCACGCCTCTTTAAGTTTAAGTGCCTCTGCTTCTGCCTTGTCATCCACACCGTAAGCATCGGCGATGTAACTGAGAGCCAAGTCGTGGTTCTCTTCATCGGTGACGTTTGAGAGGAGTAGGTCGCGTGCCACAGACGGCACTTCAGTAGCCAAGGCATCAGTTATAAAATCTCCCACAGGTAGTTCCATATGTCTTAAGGCAAGAGCACGGTGTATTGATTCTTCCGCGCCTTCCCGGCATGTACCTGCAACTGGTTTTACAGGTGTCCATTTGCGCTTTCGCGCCATTAATTTGTCGTAAGGGTTCATTGTTATTCAGCACAATCACATTGAGGTTCTTTTGAATCATCCCAATCACTACCATCAAACAGGTTAGCCAAGTAATCATCTACATCAGCATCATCAAGAGCGGCATAAGCATCAGATTTATCTTGTACGTCACCCATTACTTGAAGGCTATAGTAAAGAGAGGTTTGTGGAGACCGTAGCCACTCTTCAATAAATTCCTCATTCATTGTTGCCATATCTGACCACCAATTAAAAGAGTATCCGTGAAGAAGTCCACTGCTTTGGTATAGTTTCATAATACCATTAGCAACAGCCTTGTAGTTATCCCATCCACATTCGGATGCAATTTCTACTTCGCCATAATCATATGTTTGGACACCAAAGGTGCCAGAGTCACGATCAACAGTCCGTGCAATAGGTGGTGCTATCTCAGGCGTACAAGTGAACCCATCAGTGTCCTGTGAGCGGTAGCTACAAGACGCTGTGGGAGCGATTGCAAAGGCTCTAACCATATTGTATTGACGTGCAATTTTAGACGCTTCCTTGATGCCCTGAGCAATACGTACTACAAGCTCGTAGGCGACAGTTGCTCTGGTGTCGTTCTTATCAAAGTGTTCTAGAGCACGTCCAAACTGCTCGTAACTAACGTTGTATCTCCGCAAGAGATTTGCGAGACCCAATACTCCAAGTCCAACCTGTCGATCAGAGGTAGAAGGTAGGTACTCTCCAGTCTCTCCGACACCTGTCTTTGCATGAAGCTCACAAAGTTCTTGCATCCCGACACGGTAAGCTTTTGGGATGTCTTCATATGTACAGGCTCCAAGATTGACGTGCTGTAACAAGCAAGTCCCGCGGCTTGGCAGGTACACTTCAAGGCAAACGTTTCCACGTATTCTTTTTGATCCTTCATACTTAACTTTGTTCAGCCAGATGTCACCGGCTTTGATTGCTTGTAATAGATATTGTTTGACAAGTTTATCCATGTCATTCCACCATTCATCAGTGATGTTTACACATCGCTTGACCCATGGCAGTTGTTCTCTTGGAGTCCTAATAAACTCTTCGATGTCCGGATGCGATGCGTCTAAATGGAGCACGCAAGCACCGTTCTTGTATCGACCGCCCCTTCTTAGTGTTTCGTTGAGGACGCTATAAATTCTTCCAAACGAGACTGGACCACTAGCAATGAGTCCATTGCCATTATCGCTTCCTCGCGGTCGTAGTTTTGAAAGGTGGACCGCGACTCCAGCGCCATTACGGAGTGCATGAGAGGCGAAACGCCATGAAGCTTCGATACCATTAGGACCCTCCATTGAGTCTTCAACAACAAATACTGTGCAGGACACTGGCAAGCGTCCTTCGGGATCATCGATCCAAGATTGCACCCGTCCGGTGCGTGAGATGAAGTTAACCATTTACTAGATCTTTCAAATTAGGTGGTTGATATTCTGGTCCCTTCAGGACCTTCCCATCAGCTCGTCGGATTGGTTTACCATCCAGACCAAGTTTTGATAGGTTTGATTTATGGACACGAACCAGCGCTTCCTCTAGATCCCATTCCATATTTTCTGCGTACTGAAAGCAGACATACACAAGGTCTGCTAACTCTTTTAGTTCTTCTTCATAGCCTTCATTATCACAGGCATACTTGAATTCATTGCACTCTTCAGCGATCAAACCCAGTTGCATAGTCCGGTTCTCCGTCGAGTTCTGGATTCCATAAGCTTGTCGGAACTGAATTGCTTGGTCGGAGTGGGATCGGCTGTTGTGTAAAGGTGTGCTCAAGTTCATTTTCAAGGTAGTGGATAGCTTTCTTAAGGTCCTCCGCTTTCGTTTGAGGAGACTTGTAACCGGCTCTGCAAATATATTTAATAGCATTACCAAGATGATAGTTAAGGTCTTGATCTCTAATAAAATCCCAGACCTCAGTGGAACCACGGGTGTAGTGGCTAGGTGATTTAGTTACCATTGAGATAGTAAGTTTTTAACGTTGTTGCCTAAGACAAAACACTGACGTTGGAGAGCAAGCAAGATAATGATCATGTCTTCTCTACTTGCTTTCTCCAGTCCGTCTTCTAGTTGTCGTATTTTAAACTGTTGTTCCATCGTCATTTCAGTCACCGGAAATGGTGGGACTGAAGAGGATTGGTTCTTTGTCATAGTCTTTAGAGGTAAGGATCTTTGCAAGACGTGCGTTTCGTAAAGCATCCTCTTCTGTCAGACCTTTTTGTTTGAATGCTTTGACAACACTATTCCAAGTGTATCCATTATCAGCAAAAAATTTTGCGCTAGTTTTTATGCCGTAGCCGGGTGCTCCTGAGTAACCATCAGTACTATCACCTGCAAGTGTTTGGATCAGGAACCATTCCCATCCTTCTTGCTCAGTAATAGTGAAGGTTTCAGTTAGATTGTACAACGTACCAGGTATCTGTTTCATATCCTTATCAGGAGATACAATAATGCAGTCATCATTCGATGTTGCATAAATACCCATGGCATCGTCTGCTTCTAAGGTAGGCATCCTGATTAATGGATAGTTGTCAGCAAGCTTGTTTATTACTCGCTTATAGCCACATGGCTTCTTCCTGTTACGATGACCCTTGTAGTCAGGATCAACCATTTTACGGAAGTTGATAGAGTCACTAAAGAATAGGATTAGTTCTCCATCAAAGTATTGGTTTTTAATTTTGTTCAATTCACGGATAGTATTGCCATAGGCTTCCTTGAATGAACTTCCAACTACAATTACATCATCACCATAATCAATGTCGTATTCTGCTGATGCACAGCATTTATATACGATGTAATCAGCATCTATTAGTAGTTTCATTTAGTGGTTTAATGGGTAGTACTCCAGTTATCTCCTTCGACTGCTTCTGCTTCGATTTTGATTCGTAAGTTGTAGTATTCTCCAGCCTTGATAGCGCTAAGTACCAAGGATGAACGTAAATCTTCGACATGTTTTGGTTCTACTTCAAATTGTAATTCGTCGTGTACAAAAGCTAACTGACTACAGCAAAGCTTTAGTTCTTTTATGTGGTCTTGGTTGATTACCATCCACCGTTTAGCGATCGTGGCGGCTCCGCTCTGCAAGCAGAAATTTAATGCCTTGTGAGGTGAATCAACCGCAATTTTTCTTCCATCGAGAGATCGTATGGAGCCTTGTTCCGCAACTTTCTTAATTGCTTCCAAGAGTTCACCGAGTCCTTCAATAGCTTCCACATATGCAGATCTAATCTCTTTACCTTTGCGTTTGGCAGCTGATGTTGATAGTTGTGGGTCATAAGAATGTCCTATTTTTTCATCACCCGCTCCATACAGCATTGCGTAGCTTACGGTTTTTACTTGTCGCCTTGAAATTCCAATTTTGTCGGCATTGACTTGGTGGATGTCATCTTCAAGTAATAACTTTGCGTATCTCCCTCCGTCATAACGAGCAAGGTAATGAGCGAGCATACGAAGCTCAATCCCAGACAAGTCAGCGCCGACCATAGTGAGACCTTCGCTTGGAATAAAGAGTCGTCGAAATCTTTCATCAGAATTTACTTGGGCGAGGTTTGGATTACGATGAGCACAACGATGGGTATTAGTAGATACACTGCAATGATGATGTAATCTGCCATTAGTCGTACATAGCTTCAGCCAAGCGTTCGCGCCTTGAGAGACTTGACCAAGCATTTTCGTTACCGTCAAACATCTCAGAAACATCATAGAAATCTCTGACCCTATCTCTTTCAGAATCACTTCGTCGATGATAGGTTTCCCAGTAGTTGTCAGCTGGGTTGGAATCCAGCCATAGTATGTTTGCAATATCCATGCAATGTGATCTCTTGAGGTTGGATTAAATTCTTTCAGTCGAGTAATGGGTGCACCCTTGACATATCCCTGTGTGCGGTTATCTCGTTTCGGAGTGAATTCTCCTCCTCTAACGTAAGGGTGTCGCCGTCGAAGTATCTCTTGAGTGTCTCGAAGTTCTTGTTCGAGAGTCGATGTAAGTTTCCATGCAGCAGGTTCATCAAATCGCCAGCCATGTATCTCCTGTTGAGTAAGTATTTCCTGAACTCGATGTTCTAACGAGATCCATTCAGGTATGGTGTAAAGTGTTTCCAAAGTTTGGTGGTGACGTGTACATCTTGTATGCAGTAATCTTCCATTTCTTGTGACCAGTCTTTCCAATCAGAACTGGCACCGAATGAACCTTTAAATTCACCTAATCTGTAACCGTAGGACTCTAAAGAATGTCTGCCGTATAACTTCAACGGCATATGCTTCCAATTATGTTTCTTGTCTACCTTGATCATATCCGGATGGTACAACCTAGATAAAAGTAAAGTATCAATAGTGATACCAGGAGACTTAAACCAACCGTAAAGTTTCCGAATAACAGGAAGATCGTAGCCAATAATGTTGTGCCCGATAACCAGATCAGCATCCTGGAGTCGTTGTATCCCACGTACAACAGGCTCCTGAGAACCCGTGTCGTTGTATGTGATAGTTTTCTCAGTATCGAGATCATGAATAGCTAGACAGTGAACAGTAGATACATCTCTTAGAAACCCATTAGTCTCTAAATCAAAAACAAGACTCACTTCCCTGTCCATACGTAGGTCTTATCAACGAACTGTGCTCGCTTGATAGCCTCCTCAGTAGGTGGTTTAGGTTTGTTTAATTCAGGCACAGCAATACGAAAAGCTAGACCTTCTTCTTCAAAGTGTTTGTTCATCTCTATGTACTCAGAAATCTGTTGATGGGTTAAATTCTTCTTCTGGTTCTGTTTCATTAAACTTACAAGTTTCTAAATCATACGCGAGTGTACAAGCTACGCCAGTTTCGCCTGAATAACGATTTTTAAGGACTCTAACTGTCGTAGAACTTCCATCTTTGTCGGACTGTTGATCTCTCTCCAATCCAATGACACTATCGCTGAGTTGAGCAATAGCAGCAGATCCTCGCAATTGACCGAGTGTGACTCGTGCTCCTTCTTCATGATTTTTGTCGCCTCCTGAGCGACGTAAGTGTGATACAAGGAACAGGGCAATTCCAGTACGTTCAACCAATGACCTTAGTTTTGTCATGGTTGCATCAATCATTCGTCGCTCATCTCCTTCGAGACCAGACAACAAAATGGATAGGTGATCAAGAAATATGACTCGGCAATCTAGACCCTGAGCAAGATACTCAATGCGACTATATATAACATCAGGATCGTAGGAGCCGAAGCCATCAAACAAATAGAGATTCCAATCAACCATCGTAGAATCGAACGCTTCCGTAAGTTCTTCATGTGTAGGTTCTCCTAGATGTAATGCTTTACCTACCGCAGAAGACATCAAGCCTAAAGCGGTTCTCCTATTGGACTCCTCCAGAGCCAAGTAACCAACTCGTTCTCCTCTTTTAAGTAGAGAAGTTGCAAGTTCACGACAGAAGCTGGACTTGCCAATACCAGATCCTGCAGTGATTGTAACAAGCTCTCCATACCTGATCCCGTGTGTAAGTCTCTGAAGACCGTCGAATGGATAGTCATGATCGTTAGGTGGATTAGGTGTAGTAATTTCGTTTAGAAGACTTTTGCCTTCTACAATTCCGTCAGGTCTGTAAAATGACCTGCTGTTAAACGCATCATCTATTGCAGCATAATCTCCTGCTTGTAATGCGTCTGAGAGGTCTTTATAAGCCT